AACAGAAAGGTCTCCATCCGTAGCAGTTGCGCTTGCATTAGAGCCCATAGTAATAGTAACTGAGGTAGAGTCTACTACTTTAGTTATCATAAATGTTTTGTCATCAAAATCAGAAGCTGAATAACCTGAACCTGTTGGAGGAGTTACATTTTCAAGTAATAAGATATCTCCTATTGTCATTCCAGCAGTGGAAGATAAAGTAATAGTAAGAATAGCAGACCCACTAGTAGAAGCTAGTTTGTCGGTTAAGGCTCCGAAGTCAGTTTTAATTGGGTGGATATCATAATAGGCTTCTCCTGTATAAGCGTATAAAATTCTATTGGTTCCAATGATGGAATATTTAATCCCTTCTTTGTTAACCATTTGATGAAGAGCTCGAGCCGCGCCTGTTAAAGCTTTGTCTCCTAACTGAGACCACCCTCCTATTTTTTCAGGAGTGCCATATCTAAAGCGAACATTCTCTCCGCCCGTCCATTGTGCTTCAGCGCCTGTTGGAGTAATTTGTTTGTTGAATCCGGGTAAGAAACCTATTTTTTGTAGCATATAAAATCCTTATGAAGGAGACAGTGAGGTATGTGGTGGAGTCACTGTCTCCATCATAGGGTTTATATCATCGTTTAAACCAAGAAGGAAGACCTAAATGTGGTCGTTTGTCGAACATATTATCTTTAGCTCCTGGTGTCTTGCAATTATTATAGTGTAAAAATACCTGAACACATTCTTTACCTTTGAATTTATTTCTCCAATGCTCTAGTTCACAGCCACTATAAACCAGCGTATCTCCTACCTTTAAATCTACTTTGATCCCTTTCATCCCTTCTTTACCAGAAGGTTCAAGATAGATTGGCCATGGATCTCCTCCAAGATTCATCGTGGTAGATATCTCACAACTAAACCTATCTTTATGTCTTTTAAGAACATCCCCATTTTTATAAATTCTGGCATAAGTATAAGCAGGAGTCAATTTCAATCCTGTCGTCTTTTCCATAATGGGTTGACACTTCAGCATTAAAGTTTCCATAACAATATCTGCATAATTAGAATAGGTGTGTGGAATTTGACCATCTGCTGCTTCATACTCACCTAATAAAACTTCATAGGGAGAAATGTAGCGAGTTTTTCTACAGGTATCATATACCTGTTTTTTTATGACAAAGTAATTTGCCACAAAGGCAGCCAAATCTTTTGAGATAGCTTGTTTAATAACTGCATATTTATTTTTTTTAAAACTCATATTCCGTAATTAAAACTAATACTTATTCTTCTTTTTTTATTTAAATTAGGTTTCACAAAATGTTCTAAATTAGCAGGAAATAAAACACATAAATTTTCTTTAGGGGTTACTTCCCATACACTTGAATTATATTCATTATATTTACTCACTCTTTGTTCGTGGTACATTAAACTAAATAGTTGGTCTTTTCTGTTAAAAACAATTTTTCCACAGTCTTTAGGAGTCTCTATATAAAAAACACCTGAAACAATTGTATCGGTATGAGGACCGATATGAAAATGAGGTATGTTAAATGAATCTTGATAATTTATATTATACCAATAGTGCTGTAACTTTAAAGTATGTTGATAATTTATTTTATTTTTAATTTCTTCTGCTGCTGTGTTTAAAATATCAAATAAAGGTTTTGTATAAGAATCAGGTTTAGTAAAATTTTTACTTTGCCACCCACCATAGTTACTCCTTATTATACCTTGGTTATCAATTTTTTTATTTTTAGTTATATGATCACTAAGAGAAGATAAATTAATGTTACATTCTTTCGTGTATAAATAAGAGCTAAAAATATTTAAAAAATTCATAGTTCACATTTAAACATTTCTTGCCATCTCTTTAGGGATAGCAGTTATGTTCCAATGAATAAATCTAAAGGGAGCTTTGCCATGATCGACTGCGTATTCATGTTCTAAATAACCAGGAAAAATAAGTAATGTTCCTGGTTGAGGCCTGTAATGAACAAGATCATTACCATTAAGAATACCTTTTAAATCTGGTTTCATGTTTAATTTAGTAGTTCTTGCTCCTGTTCTTGGATCATGGAAAATAGGATAAGAAGTTTTATCAGAACACTTTAAAAAATAAAATCCTGATACATGCTGATTCCAATGAATATGTGCAGAATGATGGCCTCCTCCTTTTTTAGAAAATTCTTGTACCCACATTTCAGAAAACATCGTTTGATATTGTTTCATATCGTAGCCATGATGGTCTAAAAATTCCCAAGACTTTTGACCAATATAGTTTCTTAAATCTATAAAATCATTATCTTTTGTTAATGGGGTTGAATGATAACTGGTTCCAAAGTTACCGTATTGTTTAATATATTTTTTTTGAGTTTTTATAGCTTCTTTAATATATTTATCACTGGCTTTATTTAATGATTTAACAAACTCTGGTTTTTGCTCGCTCCATATCGGAGTTTTAAAATATTCATTTATAAACATTACTTAAATGGATAACCCAAATGCCATACGACAAGTGAATATCTTACTCCTCTTGTTACTGGTTTAACTCTATGCCAAACAAAGCTAGGAAAAACAACAATAGAGCCTTTAGGTAATATTTCCGTTGCTTTCCTTAAATGTTTAGATTCGTCTCGTTGGTGTGGTTCATATTGTCTAAAATCAAATTCTAATTCTCCACCAGAATATTCTGAACCATCTGTTAACTGACAAGTCATCGATAGTTTTCTAATTTTTCCATGTGAAGGAGTTTTAGGTTGATCATAAACTTTATCCCAACTATCACAATGCCAATCGTAGTATTGATTGAGTTTATATTTTGTAAACTGACAGGATTCCGATCTGTCCCAGTTAAAATTCCAGCCAGCATTTTTATTAGCTTGATGGACAAAGGGGTGTATTTCTTTATAAATCCAAGTATCGTCTAGCCAAACTAGATCAGAATTTCTTTTTCTCTTTAAGTCTTGAACTTCTTCTTTGTCTAAAGGTTTTTTATCTAAATTTCTATCTCGACCATAACCTCCGGTAATAGCCATTGTTTCTTTTTTCTCTAAAGCATATTTAATAACTTCATCACAGAATCGTGATGTCAATGCAGATTTAAAACACCAAAAATAATTAGATAAATTCATATGTAATTGTTTGAATGAAATTTAAAGAGTCTTTTTGATTATTGGTTATGAAATACATATTAGTAGATGGAAACATAACAAACATATTATTTTTTAATTCTATGTCCCAACTTCTACCCTTTCTTCTATTATCATCATAGTGAATTCTAACACTACAGTCTTTAACCTTTACACCATATAACAATGTGTAATCAGGAGAATTTCTAAGGTCCACTGGGTCTATATTTAATAGAGGAATACTTATTTCTTGAGGTTTATAAATATCACCCCATATTTTTTTATTAATTAAATTAAAACTATATTTTAAATTTATATGTTCTCTTATGTAAGTATTTAATTTATCAAAAGTTTTTGAAAATAAAAATTCTTTATTTGTTAAGTTAGAATGTAAAATATGATGAGCTAGTTCATTTTGATCTATCTCCCAATATTTTGGCATTGCCACATCGCCGTAATATAAAGCCTGTTCTGATAATACTTTCTTTTGCATACCCACATACCTTTATATATTATATTATAGAGTTTTCAAGTCCCAAGATTTTCCGTCCTCATTCCATTCGTAGTGTGACTTAGCTGCTTTTTCTTCATCAGTTAACTCTGGAGCATCACCGATTGGAGAATGCCAACCAGCGTCTGTAGTATTTAATACCCATGAAGCATGAGGTTTTTTACCATAGAATATATTATTATCTTTGTCCCAAGTATAACCTATCCCTGCATAATTTCCTCTAAATGCTTTAGAGTTATCACCCGATTTATGTGTGTTAGCATATGTGTTGTATGAAGTTTGAACCCACATTTGAGCAGGCCAGTTATTGTGTTTTTCCAAATATTTTTGTCCTATTGATTCCTCTTCACCACCGTCAGCATTTAGCATATCTTTATTATCTAAAGTTAACACTGTAAGAACTTTTGATGTATCTCCTATTTTTGCAAAATGTGCCATAATGTTTCTCCTTATATATTAATTTTAATTATCATTCGACTATTGAAATTTGTATCTAATAACAACAATTCCACTACCGCCTGTACCACCTGGAGCTGGAGGACTACCTGAAGCACCTCCGCCACCACCACCTGTGTTGACTGTTGCATCTGTTGCTGGAGTATATGGAGGACCCTGTCCTCCTCCTGTTCCACCACCACCTGTTCCACCTGATCCACCAGGTGTGTTATCTCCATATTGTCCTCCGCCACCACCACCAGCATAAGCTACTGGACTTGCTGTAATTTCAGTTGTTGCTCCATTTCCACCATCAAATGCAGCCGGTGGACTACCAGGTGCTGGGCTGCAAACTTCTCCTGCTTGGGTTGCTCCACCGCCACCACCACCTGCTGAAAGACCTGGAGAGCTACCACCATATCCTCCTGGATTTCCTTGAGGAGGTGAAACTGGAGGCGTATTACCTACTCCTCCTGCGTCTGATGGACCCCCAGAACAACCTTCTCCACCTGCACCACCACCAGAACCACCTACTGCTCCCGATAATCCTGTTCCACCAGGAACTTGAAAAGCTCCTCCTCCACCACCAGCTGAAGTTATTGTTGAAAAAACTGAATTAACACCTGAAGAGATATCACCTGGAGACGATGAAGCTGGTCCTAGAGAAGCTCCTCCTCCTATTGTAATTGAATAAGGTGTTGCTGTAACCGCTAGACCTGCTGGTGCATTTAATGGACTAGATGTGTAACAATCGGAAGAAGATTTACCTTCTCTAAAACCTCCAGCTCCTCCTCCACCTGATCTATAATTATTTCCACCTGCTCCACCACCAGCTACAACCACGTAAGAAACTGTATTTGATCCTCCAGCGCTTCCAGCACAAGAAACACAAAAAGTTCCTGGTCCTGTAAATTTATGAATTTTATAATCACCAGAAGTTGTTTCGGTTCCGCCTGTTGCTGCAATAAAAGTAATTGGTCCACCACCAGCACCAAATCCTAGAACTTGATAGCCAAAACCTTTTGTTTTCTTTGATTGTATATTTCTTGAATTCTTACCTGTTGTATGTAAGTCGTTTATATTTTTCATACTGTAAACTCCTATGCGTCGTTAGCAGCATCAGTAGTATAGAATAATTTAATTCCCATTACTCGTGCGTCACCAGTAAAAGTATCACTACCATCAGCTGCATCTCTGTAAAGTTGAAAAAATGTATAATCATCATCAGCTGGAGATCCAGCAATTGTCATTGCAGAACTAACTGCAGTCATTTGCACATCTTCTATAGTTGCAATTCCAGCATCTGTAACTTCTATAGCTGTTCCAAAAACTGCATCAGCTGTGTCACCTTCAGTGCAACTTAAACCTTGAAGACCAAAAATACAGTTTCCTGTATTCGTATTACTTGGACTCCAAAAAACTTGATAGGTTACTGTACCTAAATTCCATGATTTTGGCATTGCAATAGAAAATTGTGCATATTCAGCTGTCCCAGCATCAAAATCTAAAACCTTTAATTCAGGTCTAGTTGCTGTCGTTTCCACTGATTGTGCATCGGCTCCATTTGTAGTTGTTCCAAACATCGCTTGGGCTGGAACAAAAATAGTTTCTGTTCCTGCGATTTTTACTGCAGAAACTGTTCCGCCACTATCTTCAGCTTTAATAAC